ACTACACTATTCCCTTCATCCGCTTTCGTTGGATTTGATCATCTACTAAAAGAACTGGATCATGTTACCAAACATGCCCACGATCACTATCCGCCCCATAATATTCTAAAGACTGGTGAATCCGACTACCTCATTGAATTAGCGGTAGCAGGTTTCAGTAAAGATGGTATTAACATCGAAATGCATGAAAGGACTCTCACTATCACAGGTGAGCATGTGAAAAAAGGTCGCGAATACGTTCACCGTGGTATTTCCACGAAGAAGTTCAAACGTACCTTTAGGCTGTCTGAACACGTGCAAGTGCACGGAGCTGACATCATCGATGGTATCTTAGCAATTGAATTGAAGGTTATCATTCCTGAAGATCAGCGTCCTCGTAAAATTAATATTGGAAAAAACGAGGAATCTACCAATGACACAACTAATACTAACACAAGCGAATTTCTTACAGAACGCAATTAGAGCTCTGTTTGAACTATTTAAAGATCTGAACACAGCACGCAAGGATACGTCAGAAGCAAGGAAAACTATTAAGGAGCTTAATAAGCTAACTGATAAAGATCTTGCAGATATCGGCCTATGTCGTGGAGACATCTGGAACGTTGCTCATAATAAGACTGACGATTTACGGAGACGTTTCTAATGACTGAAGCAGTAATGAAATATGCCTTTGCACCAGTGGGTGGACTCTTTAGTGGATTCAATAGCTTCTTCCTATCCGTAGGAAAAGCACGAGCTGCATCTGAGCTTTCTAGAATGGGTTACCATGAAGAAGCAAAGTATCTAATGCTGACTGATACGAAAGACTTGTAAGTCATAAAAAACAAAAAGTATAATGTGGGGGCTTATATAGGTCCCCTCATTTTTTTAAACAAAAAGGAATAAAAAATGAAACATGTAATTTTAGCAGCTGCTGCGGCTGTAACTTTTGCAGGTGCTGCTGCAGCCGAAGGTTGGGAACGTCCAGCTGTAATCGGCAAAACTGAGTATAACGTAACAACTGAAAAATGGGCATATGATGCTGGTGTAAAAGTTGATATGCTTGGTGTAATGGTAACACCTAAAGTAAAAGGTGCATATTCAAGTGCTTCAAACTTTGACTTTGTTGGATCAGAAGTAAACGCTTCTTATTCAGTAAACGGTATGGCAACTGCATATGTGACAGTTACTGCTGATAATGACTGGAAATATAAAGATACGACAGTAGGCGTAAGCTTTAGTTTTTAACGCTGTAAGACTCCCTTGTATAAATAAAACATACGTACAAGGGAGTCAAACAATGTATGAATACAAATGCACAATCGTGCGAGTGATCGATGGAGATACAGTTGATGTAGACATCGATCTAGGATTCGGTATTATCATGGCAGATGAGCGAGTTCGAATCATGGGTATTGATACACCCGAATCACGTACAAGTGATAAAGTAGAAAAGCTATTTGGTAAAGCTGCAAAGGCTAGATTACAAGAGCTACTTGGAGAAACAAGTATTCTACGCACACAAATCAATAAAAATGGTGAAGACATGAAGGGCAAGTTCGGCCGGGTACTTGGTGACTTTGTTGCTAAAGACGGAAGAATGGTCACTGAAGTTATGACAGAAGAAGGTCACTGCGTACCTTATACTGGAGGATCTAAAGAAGAGACACATGCTGCACACCTTGCTAATAGAGTAAGATTATTAGGTGAAGGTATTGTGACTCAAGAACAAATAGATAAAGTGAAATAAATAATGAAAACAAAATTATGGAAAAAGGTAAGTAAAATGGATTTAGGTAACCCTGTTATTACTGCGCTTGTTGGCTTAGTTATATTTTATGTCGGACTCAAAACATTCTCAGGTGGAATGAAATCAATGGGTAATATGGAGCATCTTAATTGGTTTTTAGGTAATCCAATTTATATGTTCTTCGGCGGTATTATTATGACACTTCTATGGCAATCATCGTCACTATCTACTACAGCGATTATTGCCCTAGTAGCGGCAGGTGCACTTCCACTGCCAGCAGCAATCGCTTGTGTATTAGGTGCAAACATTGGCACAACAGGAACTATTTGGATTGCAGGATTGCTTGTATCTGATGGTATGCCAAAGGGAGATACCCTACGAATTGCCATTGCACATACTGGTATGAATCTGCTTATGGCATTAGCATTGCTACCATTTGTAGGTCGCATCGGTCAATTTTTATTAAAAATAACATAAAATAATTGTGTACATTACGCTTCTTTTGTAGTATAATGTATAAATAAGACGTAAACGTTGAAGCAACGTGAACACATACTGGACCGCGGGGCAGTACCGCGCAGCTCCACCACAAGTACATAATGTGTATTTTTGATGGGGCTGAACTAGGATCGACAGGTGTTGTAGTGAAGTGGAGTTTACCGGATGATCGCGCATAGATCAAACATAATAATTGCAAATGACAATTATAAACCATCTGGATTAGCACTAGCTGCATAATCGCGGGGAGCTGGCCACTTGCTTAGCAACAGGAAAGTGGCACTAATTTTATTATGGAGAGTATATGTTATATTCAATTAAACTAAAATCTGGTGAGTCTATTTTGGCAGGAATGAATTATCCAGAATTCGATGAGGTCTCATATGAGGTAATACTTATCAAACCTCTTTCAGCATCAATAATTAATGGTCAGCTAGTGACTATGCCCTGGCCAGAATTCTGTAAAGATAAACCTGCAACAATCAGTATTGATCCTGCGTATATTGTATATTCAGCTGAAGCAGATGAAGAAGTACAAGAGCAATATGATAGGGTTACTTCAATGGTGCATAAAAACTAATGTACATCTCTTTCAAAATATGGTATAATATACTTAATCATCTGGAGATTTACATTGGAATTTTACACAAACGTTGCCCGCTACGGCAATAGTCTACTATATCGTGGCTACAAAAACGGCCACAGATTTGAGGATCGAATTAGATTTGGTCCTACCCTCTATCAAAAAGATATCAACGGAACTGCGTATGCCCTAGACGGTACACGTGTATCTCCTAAACTATTTGACAAGATGGGTCAGGTTAAAGAATACGAACAACAGTATGGCGGAATTAACGCCAAAGAATTGTATGGCAACAAGAACTATGTTGTCCAATATCTTCAAGAGAAGTTTCCCGATAATATAGAATTCGATCGTGATAGGATCAATGTGTCTACTATCGATATCGAAGTTGCATCTGACGATGGGTTTCCAGAGCCAGAGTTTGCAGAGTATCCGGTTATCTCTATTACAATCAAAAACAATATCGATGACATCTATTATATTTGGGGTCTTCATGATTATGATGTAAGTAAGTCTATCATGAAAGACTTCCCGGTCATGTATGAGAAGTGTGAATCAGAAACAGAGCTGCTTCTAAAGTTTCTCAACCATTGGGGATCAGCAGTAAATTCGCCTGATGTTATCACTGGTTGGAATACTCGCTTCTTCGATATGCCGTATCTTATTAACAGAACCGGTAAGCTTCTTGGTCCTGACGTCGCAAAAAGATATTCTCCATGGGGCTTAATCAATCCACGTACTATCAAACAAATGGGTCGTGAGTTACAGTCATATGAAATCACTGGTATCTCTCAACTTGATTATTTAGAATTGTTTAAAAAGTTTGGCTATTCATATGGTGCACAAGAATCATATAAGCTTGACCATATTGCGCATACTGTACTTGGTGAACGTAAGCTTTCGTATGATGAGTTTACTGGCTTGCACACACTATACAAACATGATTTCCAAAAGTTCATCGACTATAATATTAAAGATGTTGAGCTTGTTGACCGGCTCGAAGATAAGATGGGTTTGATTACTCTTGCGTTGACTATGGCATATCGAGGCGGTGTTAACTATTCAGATACGCTTGGTACTACTGCCATATGGGATTCTATTCTTTATAGAGATCTATCTAATCGTGGTATCATTGTTCCAGCGAATGGTGAGAAGTTTAAATCAGAATATCCAGGTGGTTATGTTAAACCTCCTCAGGTCGGTATGCATGACTGGGTTGTATCTTTCGATCTAAACTCACTGTATCCTAACATCATTGTTCAATGGAATATGTCGCCAGAGACTATCGTCGAAGGTGATCGTCTTACTATGAATCCTGATATTGCACTTACCGAGAATCATTCTAATCCTAATCCAGAGTATGCGCTTGCTGCTAATGGCGTTTCGTTTAAGAAAGATAAAGAAGGTGTATTGCCTAAAATCATTGTTGATTATTACAATGAGCGTAGTATCGTTAAGAAGAAGATGCTAGCAGCTCAGCAAGAGAAAGAGAATGCTGATAAGTCTAATAAGGCTGAGATCTATCGTATCGAACGTGATATCTCTCGTTATGAGAATGAACAGATGGCTATTAAGATCTTGCTTAACTCTCTTTATGGTGCACTCGGTAACAAGTACTTCCGTTACTTTGATTTACGTGTGGCCGAAGGTATTACTCTTACTGGTCAGACTGTGATTCGTTGGGCTGAGAAGTCTGTTAATGAATTCATGAACAAAGTATGTGCAACTAAAGACAAAGACTATGTTATTGCAATTGATACTGATTCGGTTTATGTTAACTTCGGTGAGGTTGTCAAGAAGTATGTCAAGCCAGGTGAAGAAGTACAAACGATTGACAAGATCTGCGAGGATCAGTTTATTCCTATGCTTGAGAAATCGTATGATCGCTTATACAATATGTTTGCATGTTACAAACCTCGTATGGTTATGGCAAGAGAAGCTATTGCTGATCGTGGTATCTGGACAGCCAAGAAACGTTACATTCTAAATGTGCATAACAATGAAGGTGTTCAGTATGCAGAACCAAAGCTTAAGATCATGGGCATTGAAGCAATTAAGTCTTCAACTCCGGCTCAGTGTAGAGATGCATTAAAAGCCTTATTCAAGGTTATTATCACCGGTGAAGAATCCCAGACTCAAAAGGCTATTGCTCAGTTCCGTGAATACTTCAGCACACTGCCAGCTGAACAGGTTGCTTTCCCTCGTGGTGTAAATGATATTACCAAGTGGGCACGTAAGCGTGATGGCATATATGCAAAAGGCACACCCATACACGTACGTGGGGCTTTGCTATATAACTATCATATTAAAGCAGCAAGCCTCGAGAAGAAGTATGAACTGATTCAGAATGGCGAGAAGATTAAGTTTTGTTATCTTAAACTTCCGAATCCTATTCGTGAGAATGTAGTGTCATTTCCAACGTATTTGGCGCCTGAG